TTAAAATTTTTACTCTTCTTCACCCAACGCTTCACTTACATAGACTGATGAAAGTATTGTAAATACAAATGCCTGTACAATCCCAATAAATAAATCTAGATAAAGCTGTATAAGCATCGGCCATCCGACTGAAAATGAAAAACTTCCCTTCAGCATATCATGTGTCAATGACTGAAGCATTCCACGTCCTACAAGACTGTATAAAAGTCCAACAATTACAAGCCCTGCAAGCATATTTCCAAATAACCGCATTGATGTATTTAACACTTTTGAAAAAATATCTACTACATTTAGCGGGAACATAAACCACATTGGTTCAAATAATGTTTTTATATACCCTTTCAATCCATGCTGTTTTATAGAAACTGCTAAGAAAATAACAATTACTATAAGTGATAATCCTATTGTTGTATTTGGATCGGCTGTCGGAGTTCTAAAAAATGGTTTTATCGTTTTAACTCCATTTTCTGTTACTCCCATCATAATGAATGGAAATAAAAATGTACTTAAGTTTGAGAACATTATAAATATGAACAATGCCGAAAAAAATGGTATATAGTTTTTTTTATGTTTTCCAAATGTAGTCAAAAATGTATTTTCAATAAAATGGTAATACTCTTCCATTATAATCTGCATCTTACTTGGATTTTCAACACTTATATCTTTTGTCCCTTTTCTTACAAGAAATATAATTATAAGCATAATTACCCAAGTATCAAGCACTGTCTGACTAAGTGAAAATCTAAAGTTTCCTAGAACAAAGTTAAAATAATGCGGTGCTTCTACAACGGAACTTGGTGATTCAAATCTTACTGGTAAAATTGTCGAAATAATTGATAAAACCAAGTTTACAACAATCATCATAAGAAACAGGAATCCCAAAGATTTCCAAATTTTACTTTTCATTATTTCCCTCCTTTCTCCTCCATTTCTTTATACAATTCCAGCAGTACTTCCGCCCATTCGTCCAATTCCCAAAGCGGTATGAGTAAATAGAACTCAACCGGGCTCCTGGTTCCTTTAGCCAACAGGATTGTACATTTTCGGAGATGTTTTAACGTCAGCCCTGTTTTGTTAAAAAATTGAGTACCCTGTTGGTGATCTTTGAAAAATCGTCAGCATTCATTTCCATGATGTCATCATATGTAATACCAATCATTCGCGCAGCAAGAGCCGCCTGGTACTTCAGTGAAAATGTCAGCATCGGAGTGACCTCGCCATCTGCACGTACTTCCGCCTCTGCTTTAATCAAATCCCTGCCCGTAAGTTTGGAAAAATCCAGAGTCACGCTGGTTACTTCTTTACCATTTACAGTCAGCTTATTTTCTAATTTAATCGGTTTCATACTCATTTAAATCTCCTCCATTCGTGATATAATAAAGAAAAGCACTATAGTACAGAAAGGAAGTGTTTTGTATGGAAAAGCGCAATTCGTTATCTATCTGCTTTACCGCAATAGCGGCCGTAGCAGAATGTTTTATTACGATTTTTTTCTTGCTTCCGATTCTGCTTTTGGCAACTGCTTTTGCTGCATTGGTTACATCGTTCTACTGTGCGCTTCTGCTTCCTGCAGGCTATGCACTTCCTGTCACAACTATTATTACTATATCCGTCTTTATTGGCTCCGCCTTATACGGCTGGCACAATACCCAATGATAATAAAAGTATAAATTCCCTTCCAGACGGGAGGGGATTTTTTATTGCCTTAATTACAGTCCCAAAGCTGTACGTACATCAGACAAGTAATCAGTACCGTCAATATTGGCAATATAGTTCAGCTTGTCAATTTCCACCTTTATCTTCCCGTCGATGCTGAGCTTCAGGTACATCGTTTCCAGTGTCAGAGAACTGTCTGTACCGGAACCCATCTCAAATTTGCCCAGTTCTGTAGATTTCGGCATTCCTTTGACAACCAGTTTGACGGGTACCACCACCACTTCTCCGGTAGCCTTGTTGTATACTTCCTGTGCACCGCGGATTTCTAATTTCTGGCTTTTGGTCGCACTGATTTTAAGGGAATTTTTATCCACGGTTCTGAAATTCAGTTTTGTTTCCATACTGGCGTAATGCCCCAGTACAGGCATGTCAATTTCACCGGATACTCCGGAACCTTTCAATGTTTCTGTCATAGCCTCCAGCTTTGGCAATTCCACGTCGGCGACGCCAATCATATCATTGCTGCCTCCGTCATATACCCGGAAATTTACAAGCAGGCTGGGTAATTCTGTCATAATCCGTTACCTCCTTCACGCCATCATCAGAGCTGCATACTGCTCAGAATCAAATTCATAGACTACATCAATCTCACGGTTCGGGACCGGTGGAATAAAAGTCTTATGGATATTGGAAATACCGTCTACAATTGAGGTCGCCGGATTATCCGCTTCCCGATACTCACAGGATCCTGCCAGAATAACGCCGGCGGATACCAATCCATTCATGCGGATGTTTTCTGAATCTACGATGGACTGGATATACCGTTTCATCATCGGCTGGTCTACATCAGTCCAGTAGGTTCGGATAAATGTCTGCTGATCCCAGTTAAACATAGCCCGCACGCAGAAGAATCTGTCTTTCGGATCCGTATTCGTCGGATAGCAAGCTGTATTGTTGCCCCAAAGTTTCCATCCCCCAAACAAATTGATGGCCGTAACAATGCCGTTCCCATTTAAGTAATTGGCAGATGACAACCCCAATTCTACCGGAGTTCCATCAGACAGGCACAGTCCATCAATCTGCGCAGTCTTATTGGACAGTGACTTATAGGGGATATCATCATTTTCATATGTCAAGAGTGCCTGAGTAGCCATGAAAATTGTAGACAGATGCAGCTTTTTTGTTCCCATAGTTGCCATCGGCCAGCAGACCACCTGATACTTACTGGTAACGTTGGCTTTGTTTTTCCAGGCATATACGTCGGTATATTTCTTGGCAACTGTGGTACTGCCGTCAATGATGGAAACCGCTTTAAACAATCCCGAAACACTGGCTGCTTTGGATGCAAGAACCGCCGCCACTTCTGAATTGTCGCTATATCCCGGAGCACCGATCATACCGGGAACAACACCCAGCTTGGTAAAGATGGTATTGATAACTTCCAGTCCTTTTTCCTTTCCGGTGGCAGAATCAATACCTCCAATAATATCTGCCGTAGTCACTTTTGACGGATCAATTTTGTCATAGGCGACAGTGATAGACGTATCACCATAATGGCTGCTGCTAGCAACCAGTGTAATAATCAATGTTCCACTATCGTCAAAGGCTGCCGTGTAGTCCGTATCTACCTGTAATTTGACAGATGCATCAGCTGATTTGACGGTCAATGTATCTAACAGTACATCTTCTTTGATGATGGCCATATGGTCTGTAACTGTGATCTGTGCTCCTGATACAGATGTTTTGTGTTTCGTTTTATCCAGTACGTTAATAAATATTACCGGAGACACCCCGTATAGAGAGAAAAATGTATAAATTGCTTCTGCAATATTATATTTTTCAAAGTCCGGTTTATACCCGAATGCTGCTACTGCTTCTGCCATCTGATGGCAGAGTACCGGCGTATTCGGCTCTGCTGGATCCGTTGCTAAGTTAATCGGCGCGGTACCGACAATGACCGGCAGACATCCCTCTGTATTCACCGCCGGCTTTATCGCTGTAGCCCGTTCAAAGGTTTTAATACCGTGATAATAACTCATCAGTTAAGCTCCCTTCTGACGGATAATCCGTCATTATAAAACTTGTTATATACCGTACCCCTGGTTTCAATGGTAGACATTACATCACTCAACTTTGACACAGGAACGAACAGCCGGCTTAGCCGGATCTTCTGCTCTTCCTGCACAATATCCGGGAATTCGGGGACTCCTCCGATATACACTTGATACTGCGTAAGCCCCAGCTTGGGGATATTTGGCCCCACATAAGACAGGGGCCCTTCTGTTTTTTTTACAGAATCCTCTGTTTTTGTTGATTTTGAAGTTGCCATATAAACCTCCTTACTCATACAAAAAGGGCATCTTCTGGAAATCATCCAGGTGCCCTACATAATAATCTACTTCGATATACCCGCTGTAGTATGGCCGGTTAGGATCATTATCAATGCCCCATTTCAGCGGTTTTTTCAGCGGGAACTTCTTACCAACGGTACCCGTTGTCAGCAAAATCTGCCGAATGCGCTCTATCAGATTGACTACCCCAAGATAACCGGATTCCGGTGATTCATCGCGTACACATACCACAATAATACATTTGGCCGTGCTGTTATCTACACCATCCTCTCCCGACACCGAGCGTACCACGATATATGGGGCTACGTCTTTACTCCCTGGGCGTTTATCGTCCAAGTAATAGGTATAGATTTTAATTACCCTTGTATCCCCGGCAGAATCCGTATAAGTGTAGTCCACCAGCTTTTCATCCAGTAATTCTTTGATAGCATTTGTCAGCATGACAGGCGTCATAACATTCCCTCCTTATTTCCCTACAATGCGGGCAAGTTGTCGGTTCAGTTCCCTATTAAGCTTCTCTGCCGTTGATTTTTCCAATTCACGTTGGATTTCTTCATTTTTCAGCATAGACGGCACAGATGGTCCGAATAATTTTCGGATGGGGTATCTTGTTTCTTTCTTTCTTTCAAATACGCCAACACTGTCACCTTTACCAATTGCCATGACAAATGCTCTATCTAATGTTGCCCCACCACCTGAACGTTTTACCTGCACGCGGATCTTTTTATTTTTACGGCCTTTATGCTGTACTTTCTTGGGCGATATTTTAAAATGTGTCAGAGAATTAGGATTTCCCACACTGGTGATCTGTGCCTTTAAGCTATTTATCGCTGCTTTCTTTGTTATGCTGATCGTTTTCCTGGCTTTTCCGACCCCGATAAAATACTCTCTAGCCGCTTCTCTTGCCATTTGTGTGCGGGCCGAAAGCGCGATTTTATTAACGCTCATGCTAATCGCCTTTTGAATGTTTTTCGGAGTTTCATTCATTGTCCGGATAACCAGTGCAGCACCTTTGCACCGCACGTCAATATCAATCATGTTTCATTCACCGCCCACGTGATTGTCAATATACCTTCATCGTCTTTGCAGAGTACCACTTGACCGTATTTTCCGTCCAACCGGAACGTATCCCCCGTTTCCGGAATATACGGCAAATCGGATTTCCTGACATT